AACCGTTACCGTTACTGTACCAACACTTGTGGTTCCGACCAAGTAGTTAGGAGTCAGACCCACATCAAAAAAACTAGCCCCGCCGATGGGGTTCCACCCCCACTGGATGTCCCTAGACCCCCCGGCAGAATACCCATCAGCATTTATACCCGATACCACATACGTAGTATCTCTGCGAGGATTGCGCACTGCCTGCGGGTCATCCACCGGAAACGTACCGAGCATCAACTGCGGCTGGTCTGGGTCCCAACATTCAGGGCACACCAGCAAGTCATACTTTCGCTGCTTAATAACTTCGGTCTTCAGTCTCTTCAGTAAAAATTGCTGCCCGCAGCGGTCACACATGGCAATCGCCCGTTTGCCAGACGTAAACCTATTGCCCATTATGAAGTCCCGATAAACATCTGCCTAGGCACAAACCGCAACGCCGCAGTCTCTCTATCTTCAGTAGCCGCTAGCTCCCAAGCCTCATCGTATTGGGCCTTCAGGACATCTAACCGCTGTGTTCCGTTTGGCACTTTGAGCGCCAAGTAGTAGGCCAAGCCCGCAACCATGCAAGGGATGAACCTGAACGGTACATCCATGGTGTTTGCGCCGTTGCCCGCATCATCAATGCGGCGCATGCGCCAGTACACGAACTGATAAGTAGTCGTGTCGTCCGGCACCGGCCAGACAGTCACACGGGGCAGGTTTTGTACGTACACGGAGTCACCTATGGTGTGCGATGCTGCGGTCGTGCCGTTCTGACCCCGAGCGCAACCGGACAACGAAGTACCCGATATAGAGTCGTAATAGATGGTCTCCGTGCCGATCAGCACGTAGCCGTCGGCTGCTAGCCCCGCAACGGACGCGACTGTGATGGTGGTGGCCGTAGATGTAATACTGGCGCTGAGCGTAGTGCCAATCGCCGAAGTCTGACCATCAAGCCGTTGGAACCATACCTGAATAGGCCGGGCCTGCGTCAGTTTGTTGGGGATGGTGGCGTAAGTAGAAACGCTGATACGCGTGATGGTCAGGTCGGCTTGGGTAGAGACGTTACCCGCGCCCGTACGAATCACGTTCTCCAGTAGGTCCACTGTATCAACCGGGATAGGGTAGGTAGACAGTCCTGCGGTCAGGGTAATGATGCCCTGCTCAAACGTCCACATGTTGATGCCCCGGTTCGCCCAGTCAGCAAACAACAGGTTCAGCGAACGCCTAGCCGTCTTCAGGTCATAGCCCGAACGCAACTCCGTGCCCGCACGTTCAAAGGCTTCCTCTACGATTTCCGTGAGGTCCAGATTGAACGAAGCTGTGCCGGAGATTGCCATTATCTAAACCCTGCTGTTTTCTTTGCGATGCTCTTGGGCTGGGCTACAAACTGTTTACCTGCTGCTTTACCAGCGCGTTTTGCTTTGGTAGTTGCAGCGTACTCAGATGAGGACAAGGACTTTATAGCAGCTTCAGGGAGATAACGCTCACCTGTTTTTGACGACGGCTTCCCCGACTTGGTACGCCATTTCTGGTCGCCCCAATCTTTCAGGGATTGCTGTGGTGCTTTCAATCCTTGTACCCCCCGCCCGCAGCCTTGTACTTCTTGGCTACAAGCTGCGCTTTTCTCGCGCTCCATTGCCCCGCACCCGTACCTTGCGCAGCCGAAGCTTTTACTTGGGCCAAGATGCGTTTACGAAGAGCCGGTTTGGTGTAGTTTCCCGCAGCATTTACCTTACCGCCTTCAGCGTATTGCGTAAAGTCAGTATCATCCCGCCGGGCAGTTTTCTTGCCCTTTGGCATCTTGGACGGGTTGATATCACCCATGCCGCGTGAAGCTCTCACAGCATCTTGCCCCGGGTTTTGCCTTTTTGGGCGCAACCATCTGCACGTTTGGAGGCAGAGCTTACGGAACCGCCTTTGGCGTAACCTTCGTCTTTCAACCCCTGCCGCATACCCTTTTTAAAAGTAGCGCGTTCATCCATGCCTAATTTACCAGACACATAAGCGTCAGCGTCATCAAATTTATCCCCGACAAATTGCCCCGCTCTTTCGGCATATGCCAGCGGAGTACCCAATACGCCCCCGCGCTCCGATGCGGTTTTTTGGCGTTTAATGCCTTCTTCGCGCCCCATTTCCCGCGCTTGTTGCGCTTGCTCTGCTAACTTGTTGCGCCTTTTTCTTTCGTATTCGGCATCGCCACCGTAAGCGGGCACAAAATCTTTTTCCGGCATCCCCCGCCGTACTACTTCCCCATCCGGCCCAATTCTGGAAGCATTTTTGTATGCTTCATTAGTCTTCTTGAGAGTTTTCGCGTCCGTTACTTCATCGTAGTTAGAAGGTTTTTTTCCACCATCAGCCATAATTTTCTCCTTAGCAGGCCATGCCGCCTTTGTTGAGCATTTTGCCTTTGGTCTTGCCTTTTTGGGCAATACCATCAGCGCGAGTAGAAGCGGAACCGCCTTTGGCCATTTTCTTCATGCCATCTTTAGCCGTGTCCATGCCTTTTTTCATGGTCGGCTTGCCCATTGCGGAAGGAGCAGCGCCCTTCTTCTTAGCCATCATTGCCATAAAACCGGGATTCATTTTGGAAGCCATATCACCACCTTGTTTAAAAGTCTTGCCTTTGTCGGCGTTGCTGAAATCTTGGCCCACAGATTGTGGAACCCCTGCTTTCTTGGCAAACGCAGGGCTATGCGCCACTGCCGCCATGAAATTGTGTTGTTTCTTACTTGTGCTCGGCATCGTCGTCTTTTTTACGGTTCATGAGTTTCTTCACGGTATCTGTTTCGTAGATGCGGATTGCCACCCAGACAATACTAAGAACCGCAGATACGGCGGGTAAGAATTCCACAAGTGTTCCTATCACGGTAAGGATAGAAGCACCGTCAAGTACGTGCTTCAGCGTTTCTTGGTTTTGCTCGTTCATATGAACCTGCCTTTTGTTTTGCCGCGCTGGGCTATGCCGTCGCCACGGGATGATGCGGAGACTTTGCCACCAGATGCCATCTTCTTAACAACACCGCCTTTTTTCATTGGCCCCGGCCTGTCGTCATAAGCATTGCGGTAAGCCTGAGACGCCGCTTGGTTCTCCGGGGTAAGGGTGTCAAACTTGCTTAATGGTTGGTCTTTTTCGCGGAGAAAACTGGGCGAAGGACGATCTTCTAAGCGTTTGATTGCTGCGCCAATTGCGGGGCGTGCCGCTCCATACGCCGCCCTGCCAATGCGAACAGCGGGGTTTAGTGAAGCCAGCCCCAAACCCGCCGCAAGAACAGCTTCTTTGTCTACGTCTTTGTAGATATCAACGTCGCGCCCTTGGTCGACCAAAGAACGCGCTTTGGCGGTCGATGGGGTGGGTGTGCGTGGTCGATCAACGTACCTAGTGCCCGCTTGTATTTCAGTTGGCGCGTCTGCAACACGAGCAGGCATTTTGTCAATCCGTTTTTGTTCATCGTCCGCAGTGGTCGTGCCATACGATTTACCGTTGAACGTAAACGTCTTCTTGCCCTCAGCACGAGCTTCTTTAAACGCTTCTTCAAAGGGGGATAGTTTTTTGGCCATGTCGTACTCCTAGCATTTCCATCTTGCCAAGGAAGCCGCCTTGCGGGTAGGCTTACCTTTTTCGTCTTTCATCGGCCCCGGCATGCCACTCATACGGGCGCAGAACGAGTCTTTGCGCGGGCCACCTTGGGGCTGTGGGGCCTTGAGGTTGCTGCCTGTTGCAGCGTTGTACTTGGCGCGGCCCTTAGCCGTCAACCCGGCCCCTTTGGAGACGGGCAGCTTCTCGCCACGACCGACCGAGAGAACCGGGCCTTTCTTCTTAGCCATTTACTACTTTCAACTGCAAGCGCGCATGCTCCTTCAGGAGCGGTTGCAAAGCGTCTTGTTCAAAGTTGCGGGTGAACTCTTGTGTGCCAATGTGCGGCAGGCTAATCATGGGGTCAAGGAAAATCTTGAACCCTTCGGCCCGGGCGCGGCGGCAGAACGTATAGTCCTCACCGATGTACTGGCCATCCACAAGCGTGAAGTCAAACACGGCGTACTCATCTTCCCCATCACCGTCGCCCGCATACCGCCACTCGGGATGAGTAGAAATCATATGCTCAAGGACATGGCGGCGAATCAGCATGAACCCAGTGGCCACGCTCTCTACGCGCATCAGGCCGTTCTCGTCAAACTCCAGCTTGTTCTCTTCGTCCAAGTAGAAGTCGAGGAAAAACTTGGCGTCCGCAGCACGGCGCGGGTAGGTCCCGGCCACTACGTCTTTGTCGGTGGACAACGCCAGCAAGCGGGTGACCGCCTCGACGTTGATGACCACATCCGCATCCACGAAAAGCAAGTCAGTGCAGTCGGTAGCCATGAAGTTGCTGACCAGCTTGTTCCGCGCTTTGGAGATGATGGAGCAACCGGACAGGTGCACCAGATGAATCTGGACCCCCATCCTATCTAGCTTGGGTACAAGCTGTGCAATGGCAAACGCGGTCTTGATGTTGACTTTGCCGTCATAGCACGGGATGGCAAGCATCAGCTTGCGGCCCACTAGATTGAAGCTCTTATCAACCATAAAAAATGTTCACCGATAACAGATTGGACATCTGCGCGTAGATACCGTTTACAGCTATCACGCCATCATCAGGGATGAATGGGGAGTTGTTAAAGGTATCGCTTGCGCTTACATCGTAGCTCATCAACCAACGGCTTGCGTAGACCATAGTAGGAGACGCTGTGATTGTTCCGGAGTTAATATCCGTAACCGTAAATGTGCTGGAGTTTGTAACAGTTACAACGTAATTGCCGTTAGTAGCTGTGCCGCCTGTACCAGCAGCAAAGTCAATCCCAATTACGTCACCGGTAGCAAGCCCATGCGCTGACTGAGTGACGGTAACTGTAGTCCCGGAACGACCATATGTAGCCGTTGTCACTGGGGCTGTAGCGGTATCAAACAACGCTACATAGCCCGCAGTGGCAGTTCCAACAAAGGAGATGCCTTTTACGCGGTTACGCCCAAGGACAAGAAACCCACTTGCGTTTAGATGCGCCTGTTTTACAGGTGTCTGATTCATAACTAATCTCCTATGAAGCGGGGGCCGAAGCCCCCGAGACTAATTAAGCAGACGCTGGGAACTGCGTACCGTTAGAGTCGGCTACGGTGTAGAGAATTGTGTACTGCACCGTGCCAGCAGTCACCGCAGCAACCGTTGGGGTCATTGTGGCAATTACTTTGACATCCGTTGCACCAATACCGATACCGTTAGGCGAAGCGGTAGAGGTCGCGCCGCACCATGCGCCCAACTTAGTGGCCGCATTGCTAGTTGCCGCACGACCTTGGGCTGTAACGTCTGTAGAGGCCCAATACAAAGCGGCGGTAGTGCCGTCACCAATAGTCACGTTGGCTGCGGTAGAGCCTGTAAACGCCACAATGGTATCAATATGGATGTTGTGAATCTGAGCGCCAGCAGGGAGAACACAGATAGTGTCAGTGGTTGCCGAGGCAGCTTGACCGGTGTAGTTCTTTTTAAAGGTCTGAGAAACCATGGTCGCGCCACAGTTTTCAATAGTGCC